CATAGACTTTTTAAGCATGGCCATAAAATCCATAGCGCCCTTAAGGCCTTGTGCTCCGCCTTCAAGGTTTTCTACTCGAGCGTCTTTAGGAAGACCGCCCCATACCTTGTTAGCACCTTTTTCTAGTTGAGAAGCTTTCGCTCCAATGATAACTGTGACCGGCGCAGCATGGTAATTAACAATGTCAGCAATATCAGTGGCAGTTTCGTTATAAGTACGATTGATGCTAATAATGTCATTGCAATCAGATAGACCCCAAGGGCTACCAGAAATGCGAACGTTTGGAATGTGGACAACAGGAATAGTGCCAAGCGGATTAGGGCGAGAGTCGATGAGCTCATCATTGATGTACTCTTCAATAACATCATCTGTAAGAATTTCTGTGTACGTAAAAACCTGTCGTGTTCCTTCAAGCGAGGTTCCCCAGAAGCGGTACTTAAGCTTAAAACGAATAAGGCGTTCACGATCATGAGGGTGAAACTCTGGGAAGCAGAAAGAGGAATTAAGGGGGAGAATGCGAACGCGGCCGGGATGGACCCTACCAGCAGGATCTTTATATTCTTCTTCGTACGCAACTTTGATAAAGCAGTCTCCAGAGACCGTACCTTGCTGGCCGATTTCCCAAAGAACTGTGGCTTTGTTGTTGTCAACTTCCCATACTCTCTCAAGAATGTCTGGAACAATCGCCTCAGTTTCTTTCGGGGAGCGGAATTGAACTCCTTTACCGAAAGTAAAGTTGATAATAAAGTCTGAAAACGCACGGTAATAGTTTAGTGCGATTTGTGACTCGCCGGTCTGTCGTCTGTAAGAATAATGATGACCTAGGTACATTGCCCAGTTCATTGAGTAACGATTTAAGCGGGGACCGTGGACTTCAAATTCTTCATCTGCTAGTTCTACAAGACCTAGCGGAGAAATAGAGATAGTTAAGTCGCTTGACGCTGCCCTATACGAAGGGGGCGAGAAGTCAATTGAACTCACTGAATACTCCCAATCTCAAGTTGATTACTAGCTTTATGGTAGCAGGGCAGAAAATTTATTTCTTGACGCCTTCTCCACGGATCAAGCCACGTCCTGCTGGCTTGGTGACTTTCTTCAAAGATTTCTTTTTCTGCTCTTCTTGTTTATCGTGCTCATAGTCACGCATCTTCGGATCTATTTCACTCTTCGAAGTTACGTACTTTCCGCCCATCTGACGGTATCTAGAGCTGACCCAGTGAGCAGCAGCTGGTGATGGATATTTTGGAAATTTACTTTTAGCCTGAGTTGTAATCATGTTGTACAAGCGCTCATTGGCAGGGATCATCTTAGGACCCTGCTGAACGGACTTACCAGAAATTAATGCCATGATTCACCTTTTAAAGAAGCGTTACTCCCCCGCCATAAGCGGGGGTAGCAACGGACTACGTTATTAGTCTTGTACTGCTGAAGGGTTCATGCCCTTTTGTGGGCCACCGCTACGGAATTCACGCTCGATCTCGTTCTTTCCGTGATCAGCAAACGCACCCTTTGAAAACTCACCAAGGTGGTCTGGTGCTGAAACCCATGCAGCTGAACCTACGTGAGCACGCTCACGCATAGTCTCTTCTGCGGTCTTTGTGTGAACAGGCTTGTTGCGATTTGGACGACCTGCAGCTGGCTCATAGCCTTGTGCAGCGCCGCTTTCAAACTGTTGTGGAACATCAGTATCGGTTGCGATACCTTCTTCGAAGCGAAGTGGTCCACGCTGTCCTGGTGTTGCTGCGGCCATCTTACGGTCGTAGATGTTGCCTGGGCGCTCCGGGAACTTAGGTGAGGGTGCAATTGTCATTTATAACTCCTTAAGGTTGAGGTACCTCAGGTAAAAGTATCCATCAGTACCGGGGAAATCTCATAGTAAAGTCAGAACTATCTACCGTAGAACGGTGAGGAGCTCATTTCTACCTGAGGCATGGTCAAGTCCATAGTCAAAGAGCAGGCTATGGCCAAACTGTCTGCATAGTCATCGTGGGCGTGGGCTTCGTCTGGGGCGTGGGCCAAAAAGTTAGGTCCCTGGAATTTTGTTTCTAGGTCCGTCATTTGCTGGTAAAAACGCTTCCAAGTACGAAGTCTTCTAGTTTTTGCGTGGGCTGGCCAGCCAACCATGCGCCTATCAAGAAGAGCCTTTAAGTGCTTCCATCGCTTAGATTGTTCCTGCTGGCTACTACCAACTGAGTGGACCTCAGCCTTAGGTAGCAAAAGTCTTAGTCGCTGAGCTACCGCGTCTCCAACACCATTAGCGTCTACGCCAACAGCTAGAACGTCATAGTTAGACAAGAAGTTAACAATCTGGAAGTACTGGTCTTCCCAATCATCTCCTTGGATTTCAAGCCAATTTAAAATTCTGTGATCAAAGTAGCCGAACTCATCCGGCCTATCCCAGTCGACCCACACCACTGTTACAACGGTGGAGTCCATTTTTCTTGCAGGGTCGATGCCAACAACAACAGGTGTTCTATGCCAAGCCTTAACTAACTCTTGGGAAGTGTCGCCAAGTTCTTCCATAACAGTTGATGTTACAAACATTCCTCGCTCTAACAACCATTTGCAGTTGTAAGACATTTGGAACTCATCAGAGTCCTCACCGATGCGTAGCATTTCTTTCTTAATGAACTTGCCGTAGTTAGCGTTGTATTTAGCGACCTCTCGCCAATCCCACTCGTAATGGTTTTGTCGAGTTCCTCGCCCGGTCTGTCGGCGCTTGTTTAACTGAATAGACTTGTAAAAGTTATTTTTATGCGTGGTTGGTGTGCCTGTTTTAACCATTGTTCCTGAGTAGTACGCCAACATAGGAGAGATTGATTTAGATACTACGAAATCATCTGCTTCTTGACACTCATCAATAACAACAAGATGGAAAGACTTAGACTCAATTTTTGCACGAGGGTTTGCAGTCATCATAGACATGCTGGAACCAGAGTTCTTTAGCCTAATCTGTCTAGTTACTCCAGGCACTTTTCCAAGACTGTCATCAATCTCTGGGTCACCTAAAATTTCAAGCGCTCGCTCGCTAGTTAGTCGGTTTACCGCTCTACCAAACAGCGTTTCTACCTGACCCTCAACTGGAGCAAACATTCCTACCCAAAGACCGTTCTTAAATTTACCCAGTAAGTCTGGGTACATTTTTGCAAGTCTAGGGAGAAGAACCATTAAAGTAACTACGGTATTAGCGATGGTTTCAGACTTACCAGACTGACGTGCAGCTAGCGCTGTTACTTCTTCACCGTCATTAATGATTACAGACTCAATAATTCTTCGAGCCAACGGTTTTTGATATGGGTGTAAATCGTGGCCGACTAATGCCTCCATAAAGGTCATAGTCTTATCGACCAGCTTTTTTACAAACTCTTTAGACAGCTCGTCGAGCTCATCCTCTTCTTCGGGCAGCTCGTCTTCGAGCTCGTCTTCTTCAAGGAGCTCTTCGTCAAAAAATTCAATATCTTCCATAACAACCTAAGTCTATGTTAAAACACAAAGCTCTGGCTTTTTGAACCAGAGCTGAGTGCTGCCACACGGGGAGAAGGAAGTGAGGTAGTTGAATTGTAAACTAAATTAAAAATCGGCGCTTACGCCTTAGTCATTCTGGAGTGAATCTCGTCAACTACGGCATGGATAGCCTCGGCACCTACTAGGGCCTCATTTAAGTAATTAATGTCTCTGGTCTTGTCGTACTGGGTCAGGCAACGACCTAGGTCGTACATAGCTTGGTCAACCCACATAGATAGCTCTCCAGTAGGAATCGTTTTAACTCTTTTGGCTATTCTTTCTGAGAAAGGTTTGACCCAGACTTCCTTCTTCTTAAAAAGTTTCATCATATAGTCCGTCCTTAGGTGTCCAGGCTGTTCGGCCTTTCATAGCCTGCATCATAATCAGGTCTATATCTTCGTCTGTTAAATCGTGAGGGTTTGCCACAGTCTTAAATAGAATCCCTACGTAGTAACCGGGGGTAGTGAATGGGGCCCTAAACACTAGGCAACGTCCTCGTCTAAAGGGAAGTTCGGTTTCCTGAGTAGCTCCAATCTCTACGATTGGCAGAAACTTCTTATGCCAGTAGTTCAGTTTTCCCACGTATAGTGGTCCGAAAGATTTCATTATGAATTAAATAATACCCTAACTTCTGGTGGCATCTCTGAGGGGTCAAAGTAAGACCAAGGATGGTCATCTAGCCCTGAATACTTAAGGTACCGGCCAGTGGAATCTGTAGCCTTTAGGTCATTCCACATATCAACTGGAATACCGTTGTACTCAATCCACGGCCCATTGTTCTCATTACCTTTGTTTCCGCGGAACTTAACAACTAGTTTCTGGGCCTCTGCGCTGTAAGCAATCTTTAGAGCTCTAGGGCGATCAGGGTTAATGGTTGCGGCTGGTCGTACCTTGTACCGCATGCCTGGATCTTCGCGCTTTGGCTTAGCTTCCTTGGCTTCCATAATCTGCCAGTCTTTGTACCGGCGTTCGATGCGCTCTTGACCACGTAAGGCAAGGTTAAGGACTTTGTTAGCCTGAGCTTCACGCTGGTTTTGGGTTTTTTGATAGTAGTTTCTATCGTTAAATCGTGGCATTAGATATCACACTCATGGTCGCCAGTTTTGTTTTCAAATACTCGAGCATCACAGCTAGAGCACACAAGCTTTCGTGGCCCTGCGTAGTTATTTTGAACT